CTACCGCCACACATGGCCGGACCAGACTACCTGACCAAGGATGTTCAGGACATGGGCATCGCTTTCGGCGATGAGCTCCGGCGGCATATCCCTGTTGTCCGAGTAGAGGACCAGGATCTTTTCTTTCGGCCGGCGCTCCAGACGTTTCACGCGAGCCTCGCCGTCCTGCATGAACGCGAAGATCGGGAGTGAGCCTGCCGCCCTGTGCTTGCGGTGAACCGGCACATCCTTCCGGGTGGTGTCGATCATGACCAGGTCACCGGACTGGATGCCCGGCGCCATGCTGTCGCCCGATACGCGGGCCATGGCGGCCGCCTCGGGTTTCACGTCGATCTTGCGCAGCCATTCCTGGCGGAAGACCAGGTGGTCGATGATGGCCACGTCTCCGTTCTCGACACCTGGGCCTGCCGAGAGCCACGCGTCGTGGAGAGGAATGCGGGCGAACCCAGACCCTTCGATCTCGACAATGCCAACAGGTTCCGGTGAACGCCTAGGGCCTAAGTGGAACTCGATATCCAGCGCATCGCAGACGGCTTTAGCCTTGTTGAGCGTCGTTCCCGATTTTTTCAGGCCCCGAAGGATGGCGCGGATTGTGTCCTCGGGCAGGCCGGCCGCCGTTTCCACGGCAAAAGCGTTTGTATCCAGTGCCTTAAGGCGCTGAGCGACTAGGCGCTTTAGTGTTTCTTCGGCGTGTTCCACGAATCGGAGAAAATACCGAAAACCGTGCCGCTTGACTATCGGTAAAAACTCCGGCTAAGTAATCGGAGAAAAAGCCGATACGGGCAGACAATGGACACGAAGACACTCGTCGATCTGGCGGAAGCCTACGCAGCGCATTCAGGGCTGAAGTTGTCGACCGTCTCCACCTATGCCGCGACTGACGGGAAGTTCTTCAGTCGTCTCAAGGGTGGGGCCGGTTGCACGCTGCGCAAGGCAGCGATTCTGGTCACCTGGTTCAGCGATAATTGGCCCGCGGACCTTGAATGGCCGCGCAGCATCCCACGCCCGCCGAGAACCAAGAAGGAGGCTGCGTGATGGGCGTTCGCGAGCCTCATTCCTCCTCCAACCGGAGATCCCCCATGCGCAAGTTGCGAGACGCCCTTCGGCGTCTGGACGATTCCTGGATAGGCGACCTGCTTGGCGCCATCAGTTTGTTCGGCCTGCTTTACCTTGGGCTCTTTGCCGGGTTGGTCTTCGGGGGGCAGCCATGAAGGTCGTGCGATCGAAAGCCTCGCCCGTGCGGGCGAGGCGCCCCGATTTCGGCCGGGCGAGCTGGTGGCTCCCCGTTCTGATCCTCGCCGGGGTGCTCGCGGATCTCGCGATCATCCGACTTCTGTTCTTCTGATCGGCAAGAGAGGGCATCCGTGATGGGCTTGGACAATGCACTTTTCTCGAAGCCGGCTCTTGCACGGTGGACCGTCGAGCGCCGCACGGACGACACGTTCGCGGTGCGGTGCCCGGACGGAACAGTCTATGAGACGTATGACACCCTGCAGCGCGCGGAGAGTGTCAAGGCTGCCCAGCAGAAGAAGGATGATGCGGCCCGGAAGCGGATGACGCGCCCCTGCCTCTGCTGCAGCCAGCCTTTCGAGAGCGAGGGGATCCACAACCGGCTTTGCCCGCCCTGCCGGGCGCGGGGATCGGAAGCGGGCAGCTACTCGGTGGCGCCCAGATCGGGTCGTCCAAGATGAGCCGCGCGACCGGCAGCATCCATGCGGCGCCGCTGACCAGCCCCCGGCTGCGTCGGGTGCTGGTGCTTCTGCAGGACGGAAAGCCCCGCACCACGCGGGACATCGTCCGCAAGGCGCGGGTGATGGCGGTCAACGCCTGCGTGGCCGAACTGCGCGAGCACGGGGCTGAGATCCAATGCGTCCGCCAGGCCGCCCCGAACGGCGAGGGCTGGCGTTTTTACTACACCATGACGAAGGCACCTGACCTGAAATGAAGCTCGAAAAGCCTGATCATATCGAACTCATCCCGCTTGACCAAATCGAGGTTGGTAAGCGCGCTCGCCGGGTTTCAGAGAAGACGGTCGATCTGATCGTGCAGTCGGCGATCGCGCGCGGTGGGCAGATCACGGTTCCCATCGATGTTCGACGCCTTAAAGGCCAAAAGTTCAGCCTTATCGACGGCGGTCACCGGATCGCTGCGAGCCGCGTTCTGGGTAACGCAACCGTGCCTGCGCAGGTCTGGACCTGCACAGCCGAAGAAGCGCGGTTCATGGAGGCGGACGCGATCCTCGCGACGGCGCACATTACGCCGCTTGACCTCGCCGTCACCCTGACCAAGCGAAAGGCTGCTTACGAGAGGCTCCATCCAGAGACCAAGCGCGGAGTGGCCGGCGCACTGGCGCGGCACGGCATGCAAGGGACAGAAATGTCCTTTGCTGACTACGTGGCGAAGGTGATTGGGATCACGCCTCGCCAATCCAGACGCATTATTGCGGCCGGAGAAGCCCTGAGCGAGAGCGCGGCCGAAGCACTTTCGAATAGCCCGCTTCGCATCGCGATGAACGACCTCTACGAAATCGCGAAGATCTCGGACGAGGAGGAGCGGGACGCTGTCGTTCTCCGCCTTTCCGTCGGCAACGCAAAGTCTGCGGCCGAGGCACGGCGGACGCTGAAGGCCGAGGCGGGCGGCGATGAAACCCCGGCGAAAGACCCCGTTGAAGAGGCTTTCATTGCCCTGTCGAAGGCGTGGGCGCGGGCGCCGATGGCGGCGAAGAAGCGGTTTCTGATGCGCCATCGAGGCGAGGTCTGGGAGGCCCAGAACAAGGGCGAGCCGCTGTCGAACTTCCTTGAGCCGGAGGGTGAGCAATGAGCGCCTCTACCCTCTACTACGGCGAGTCGGACCTCGACGAGCATCCCTATGAAGTCGAGATCGGCGACGAGGTCGAGTTCGAGGGCGACGGCAGCTTTGGCCGTGCGACCCACACAGGCGAGATCACGGCGATCCAGCCGAGGAAGCGCACGGTGCGGGTGTCCTATCTGGACGAGACCGATTGGAACAAGCTTGGCGAACCTAAGCGCAAGGCCGCTACCGTCCCCGTCGCCAGTCTGACCCTCATCCGGAGGGCCATGTGATGACCCTCACCCCCGCCCAGGAATGGTGGACAGCCGAACAGATCGCGGCAAGTGGGCTTCCGGACCTGCCGACAACCAAACGTGGCGTCAACGCACTGGCCGAGCGCCTGAGGTGGCAGGCCGGCAAGTTCGCCCGTCGCCGTTCGGGCAAGGGTGGGGGCTGGGAGTACAGCTGGAAGCTGTTCCCGAATGCGGCGCAGCGCGCCCTTGTGAAGCAGGCCGTCGCGCCCAAGGCTGACGTCGCGAAGGCACGGGGCGAGGTCTGGTCCTGGTATGAGGCCCTGCCGCAGGCGGTGAAGGCCAAGGCCGAGGCGCGTCTTCTCGTGATCCAGAAGGTCGAGGCGCTGGAGCCTGCCATCGGCCGCTTCCTGGCCGTTGCGCAGGTCGCCCGGATGGAGGGCGTCGGTGCCCGCACCGTCTGGTCCTGGTTCCAGATGATCGAGGGCATCGCCGCGCACGACCGGCTGGCCTATCTTGCCCCGCGCAACCGCGCCGCCGAAAAGCGTCCGCGCGCCAAGGAGTGCAGCCCGGAGTTCTTCGAGCTTCTGAAGTCGGACTTCCTGCGGTTGGAGGCCCCGCCCTTCACCGACTGTTACCGCCGGGCTGTGCGGGTGGCGAAAGAGAAGGGTCTCGACACTCTGCCCGAGCGGACCATGCGGCGGCATCTCGATGCAGCGGTCAGCCGTGTCACCCAGGTACTCGCCCGACAGGGGGTGGACGCCGTAAAGCGGCTGTTCCCGTCGCAGGTGCGGGACAAGACCTGCCTTCAGGCCTTGCAGGCGGTGAACGCCGACTTCCACAAGTTCGACGTGTTCGTGCGCTGGCCTTCGGTCGGTGGCGAGACAGGCGTCGTCACCCGGCCGCAGATGGTGGCTTTCCAGGACATCTACTCGGGCCGCATCCTGGCCTGGCGCATCGACCAGACCCCGAACTCGACGGCCGTCATGCTGTGTGCGGGCGACATGATCGAGGCCTGGGGCATCCCGGAGCATGTGCTTCTCGACAACGGGCGGGAGTTCGCTGCAAAGGCGATCACCGGCGGGGCGGCGACGCGTTTCCGGTTCAAGGTCAAGGAAGACGACATTCCGGGCCTCTTCACGGCCCTTGGCTGCACGATCCACTGGGCCACCCCATACAGCGGTCAGTCGAAGCCCATCGAGCGCGCCTTCCGCGACATGTGCCAGTCGATCGCCAAGGACCCGCGCCTGGCCGGCGCCTACACCGGCAACACCATCGACGCGAAGCCAGGGAACTATGGGTCGCGCGCGGTCGAACTGGAGGAATTCCTCAAGGTGGTCTCGGAAGGGATCGAGGAGCACAACGCCCGTGAGAACCGCCGGTCCGAAGTGGCTTTCGGGCGGTCCTTCAACGCAGTCTTCGACGAGAGCTACGCCACCGCACCGATCCGCAAGGCAACCGAGGCGCAGCGCCGCCTGTGGCTTCTGGGGGCCGAGGGCCTTCGGGCGGACACCAGGACCGGGATGGTCCGGTTCCAGGGCAACGAGTTCTGGGAGCCCTGGATGACCGAGTTCGCGGGCGCCCGGCTGGTGATCCGCTTCGATCCCGCCGACCTGTGGTCGGGTGTTCATGTCTATGCACAGGACGGGGCGTACCTCGGACATGCCGAATGCCGGTTGAAGGTCGGCTTCTTCGACATGGACGAAGCGCGCATTCATGCCCGTGCCCGGTCGGCATGGCTGAAGGCACAGAAAGCCGAGGTTGCGGCGCATCGTACCCTGACGGCGATGCAGCTGGGGCAGGCGATGGACAGCCTCGCCACCGCGCCGGCACCGAAGCCCGAGGCCAAGGTGGTCCGCGCGCAGTTCGGCAAGTCCGCGCACGAGCCCGCCGCGCGGCCGAGCGGGTCGCCCCCGATCGATCCGGACGTGCTGGACCGTATCCAGAACGGCATCGTCGCCGACCTGGACGCCCGCCGCGCGGGCAGGGCCCCCGCCGACCGCCAGGAGGAGACGGCGCGCGACCGTTTCCGCCGGGCGCTCGACCTGGAGCGGCGGATGCAGGCGGGCGAGCCGATCACCCGCGACCAGGAGCGCTGGCTCTCGGTCTTCCAGAACACCTCCGAATACCGCTCCGAGCGTCGGCTCTGGGACGATTTCGGGGACGCGATTTTCGGATGAGGAAAGCCGCCGGGGGCGGGCAGGCCCCACGGCGGCGGTAACGAGCAGAGGAGACGAGGATGACAGAAGAAACGACGCTCTACAACACGGTGGCACCGCTCGCCAATGTGGCGCGGCTCGGCGCGCTGATCGACCGAACTGTGAACCGCGCCCACGGCCTGCCCGGCATGGGCTGCTACTACGGGCAGGCCGGATACGGCAAGACCACGGCCGGCATCTATTGCACCAACACGCTGGACGCGGTCCACGTCGAGGCCGTGCCGCTCGGCGGAATCAAGAAGCTCCTCGGGATGATCGTCATTGAACTGGGGCTGAAGCCGAAGCGCCTGGTGACGGATCTGTTCGATCAGGCCGCGCAGGAGCTCGCCGTCACCAACCGGCCGCTGATCATCGACGAGGCGGACCAGATCCTGACCGACCGGATGATCGAGACAATCCGGCATCTGCATGACAAGTCGGGCGCCCCGGTCATCCTGATGGGCGAGGAGATGCTGCCGCAGAAGCTCACGCGCTGGGAGAGGGTCCATGGCCGGATGCTGGCCTGGGTGCGGGCCGAGCCCGCGACCATCGACGATGTGCGGCACCTGGCGCGGATCTACGCGCCCCGCGTCGAGATCACGGCCGAGCTGCAGGAGGCGGTGCTGACCGCGTCGCGCGCATCCATGCGCTACATCTCGACCAACCTCGCCGCCATCGCCGAACACGCAGCCGTCCGGGGCCTGCAGAGGGTCACCCTGGCGGATTGGGGCAAGACCGCCTTCCACACGGGTGAGCCGCCTGTCCTGCGGCGCAACATGGACGCGCCGGCGCTGGCGCGCCGCGGGAGGGCAGCATGAACATCACCCGTGAGAACGCCAGTGCGACCGAGGACGCGGCCTTTGCCTTCGCAATGACCCAAAGCTCCTTCGGTCACGCCGAGATCGCCATTCACATGAACCTGAGCGAGGACTGGGCGCGCAAGATGGTGCGCGGCTGGAACAAGGCGGGCAAGCTCGAAGTCCTGAAATCGGGCCACCGGGTCCGGACCATCTACAAGGTCCGCGACGATGCCCGTGTCCGACCGGCGCCGGCCAGGCGCAGCCCGGAGCAGTGCATGTGGATCGGCATGCGACTTCTGAAGAGCTTTACCCCGCGCGATCTTGCCGCCCAGGCATCGACCGAGATGACCGAGGTCACGCTGGAGGGCGCGCAGGCCTACTGCCGCGCCCTGATGGCCGCCGGCTTCCTTTCGGTGGCACGCAAGGCCGTCCCCGGAAAGTCCGAGGCGATCTATCGTCTCGCCCGCAACACCGGCCCCCGCCCGCCGAGGGAAAAACGGGTGCGCGCCGTCGTCGATGACAATACCGAACAGGTCATCGTGATCGGGGGTGGCCAATGAGCGCCGACCTGATCGCCGCTACCGAAGCCGCCTGGGGAACCCCGCTGCCCGATTGGGTGCGTGCGCTGGCCCTCGCCTGCCAGCGCACGAGCCAGAGCGCTGTCGCCCGTCAGATCGACCGGTCGCCTGCCGTGATCAGCCAGGTTCTGCGGGCGAAATACGCGGCCGATACCGCAAGGATAGAGGAGAGGGTCAGGGGGGTCTTCCTGAACGGCCGGGTCCTCTGCCCGGCGCTTGGCGAGCTGCCCACCCACCAGTGCCAGGACTGGCGCGAGAAAGCCCGCGAGTTCGCGGCGGGAAATCCGCTGCGCACGCGCATGTTCCGCGCCTGCCGCTCCTGCCCCACCTTCATGAAGGAACCGAGCGAATGAGCGCCGGGCCCGACCCCGCCGTGATGGCTTCGCCGCCCGTTGCCTATGCATCGGCCGCCGCAATCATCCGGACCTTCGCGGCAATCGAGGGCGCGGACATCGATGGCCTCAGGGGAGAGAGCAAGACCGCCCGCATCACCCTGCAGCGCCACGAGCTGATGTATGTCCTGCGGCAGGTCACGGTCATGTCCCTGTCCCAGATCGGCCGCTGGCTCGGCGGCCGCGACATGGCGACAGTTGCGGCGGGGGTGGCCAAGATCGAGCAGATCATGGCGCAGGACGCCGTCTATGCCGAGCGGATCCATAGGCTCGTCGCCGAGATTCGCCTCAGGGCACCCACCGAGGGGAAGAGTGCGGCCGCGCCCTGGATGCTGCCCGCCGCGCTATCGATCCTGCGGGACAAGGAACTGACCGACGGCGAGGCGAGACGGGTGGCGCTGGGGTTTCTGGAACAGCTGGAGTGGTCCTATGTCTGACCCTCGCCGCATCGGTGACGCCGCCGCCTGGACCCCGCGCGAGATGTTCGAACAGGCATCGCGCGCGATCGGGCGGGCGATCCGCGACGACGTCCGTGGCATGACCACCCTTTCGGTCGACGACATCGCCGCCATGACCGGCGCGCTGATCGCCTTCGGCCTGATCGCCACCCCTCCGGGCGAAACACCGCCCGAGCAGTTGATTTTCACTCATCGAAAGGAGGCCGAAGATGGCCAGTGAGTTCAGCCCCTCGCCGATCCGCAGCGGGCAGGTTTACGTGAACGGGCTTCTGCACATGCATGATGCGAAGGGCGGCCTCGTCCCGGCCGAGTTGGTGAAGCCCCAGCACAAGCTCGAGGATGAGGTCGTCCGCAAGATCATGGGCTACGCCATCGCGCTTTCCGACCAGGTGGCGCGGTTCAAGGAGCACACATTCGAGGACATCGGCGGCTTCGAAGCGCTGCTCGCCCAGGAGTATGACGCCAAGGTCGGCGGCGAAAAGGGCAACAAGACCCTGATGTCCTTCGACGGGCTCTTCAAGGTCACCGTGCAGGTCGCCGACAACATCGTCTTCGGTCCCGAGCTGCAGATCGCCAAGGCCCTGGTCGATGAGTGCCTGAACGAATGGTCCGAGGGTGCCCGCGACGAGATCCGCGCGATCGTCACGCGCGCCTTCAACACCGACAAGGAAGGCCAGATCAACCGGTCGGAGATCTTCATGCTCCTGCGGCTGGAGATCGAGGATGCCCGCTGGCAGCGGGCGATGAAGGCGATCCGCGACGCGATGCGGGTGGTCGGGTCGAAGACCTATGTCCGCTGCTACCGCCGCGAGACCTTCGACGGCCCCTGGCAGGCTGTCAGCATCGATCTGGCGAAGGCTTGAGCCCATTCCCGGCGGGCCGCCCGCCGGGTTCACCCCGCGCAACTGGCGCGAACATCACAAGGAAGACCTGACATGACCGTATCCAAGGGAGACCTGATCGCGTCCCTCGCTGCCCAGAAGTACATTTCCAGGGCGGTGGCAGAGACCATGATCGACAGCGTTCTTGCGCTGATCACCAACGCCGTGGCGACCGGCGAGAAAGTGACGATCCGGGGCTTCGGCACCTTTGCCATGAAAACCCGCGCTGCGCGCACCGGCCGGAACCCCCAGACCGGTCTGCCGGTCGAGATCGCGGCGCGGACGGTGTTGAGCTTCAAGCCGGCCACGACCAGAGGCTGAGCCTTCCTCCCGCAGCATCCCTCGCCAACTGCCCCCGACCCGAAGCGGCCGGGGGCACCGACACGAAGGAGTTTCCGATGGTCGCCTACAGCTTCAATCCACGCTTCATCGAGCCGATCCGCCAGGGCATCAAAACCCAGACCATCCGCGCCCAGGGCGCGCGTCGCCACGCCCGCCCGGGAGAGCTTCTGCAACTCTACTCCGGCATGCGCACCGCCCATTGCCTGAAGATCCTGCCCGACGTGGTGTGCCTTGCGGCGATGCAGGTCAAGATCCACTTCGCCGACGGGGCGATCGTCCGCGCCTTCACAGAAGGTGTCAGGGTCCGCGACCTTGACGCCTTCGCGCTGCGCGATGGCTTTCTCGACTCCGACGAGATGTCCGCCTTCTGGCGCACCCACCATCCCGAGGCGGTCACGATCGGTTTCCGCGGCGTGCTGATCGAATGGGCCCGCCCGCCCGAAACGGAAATGGCGGTCGCGGCATGACCCGTGCCCTTGCCACCCTCGTCCATGTCGGATGCCGCGAGCTCGGGCTCGACGGCGAGACCCGGCGCGACCTGCAGCTGCTGGTTACCGGCAAGGCCAGCATGACCGACATGGATGACGCGGATCTGCAGAAGCTGGTCCGCGCCCTGAAGGAGCGAGGCTTCCAGCCCCATGCCGGCCAGACCCGGGCGAAGCGACCGGCGGCGAAGCGGGCCGACACCCGGTTCGCGCATGTGCTGTGGGGAAAGCTGCACAAGGCCGGAGCGGTCACCCAAGGTGGAGCCAAGGGTCTCAACGCCTTCATCCGCGCGCGGTTCGGCGACGCCTGGGGCGCGGCACCGATCGACATCGACCAGATGCGCGATGCGCGCCAGATCGCCACGATCCTTGAGGCCCTGAAGAGCATGGCGCGCCGCGCCGGAGTGGAGCTGTCATGAAGAAGCCCCTGGCCCATGTCACCGATCATGCGGTCCTGCGCCATCTCGAGCGGGTGCTGGGCGTCGACGTCGAGGCGATTCGAAGGGAACTCGGCCACAAGGTTGACGCCGCCGTCGAGGCGGGCGCCGTTGCGACCGTTTCGGAAGGCATCCGATACATCCTGATCGAGGATCGGCTCGTCAGCTGTGTCCCGGTCAAGTCCACACCGGTGCGCGGTCGCGCCATGCGCCGCCGTCGCGTCCGCGACGAGGAGGACGGGGAGTGAACCTTCACCCCCTGATCTCGATCCGGCCCGCGGGGGGCTTCGGCCTGATCATGGCCGATCCCCCCTGGGCCTACGAGATGCGCTCGGAGAAAGGCTATGCCAAGGCGCCTGAGGCGCAGTACCGGACCATGCCTCTCGAAGAGATCAAGGCCCTGCCGGTCGAAGCGCTGGCAGCACCCGACTGCCTTCTTTGGCTCTGGGCAGTGAACCCGCAGCTCCCGCAAGCGTTCGAGGTTCTCGCGGCCTGGGGCTTCACCTTCAAGACCGCCGGCACCTGGTTGAAGCGCACGGCACACGGTCAGGTCAGCTTCGGTACCGGCTACATCCTGCGATCCTCGAACGAGCCCTTCCTGATCGGCACCCGGGGCAGCCCGAAGACCACGCGCGCCACGCGATCGGCGGTGATTTCGGAAGAAGTTGGAGAGCTGATCCGGGAAGACATCTGGCCGAACCCGATGATCACGATCGAGGCCACTGCGCGGGAGCACAGCCGGAAACCTGACGAGGCGTTCCGCGCCTGCGAGGATCTGATGCCGGAGGCACGGCGCATCGAACTCTTCAGCCGGACCGACCGTCCGGGCTGGGCGGTCTGGGGCGACGAAGCCGGGAAGTTCGGAGGGGCCCATGGCTGATGTCACGCGCCCGTGTCCCGACCCCGCCGTGTTGACACCGGTCGAGGCCGCGCTGATCACCCTGCTCGATCGGATGCAGGCGCTCGAGGGGCGGGTCGGTGCCCAACTCGACCTCCTGCGCCAGCACGAACTGCGGATCGAAGAACTGGAGTGGCAGATCGGCCACCCGGGCAAGGCGAAGGCGTCATGATCGACCTGCCACGCCCGCCTGCCCATATCGAGCCCTATGTCCGGGTCCTGGGTGCGGATCTGGCCGTCCGGTTCCTGATGGAGTTCGGCGGGGCCGAGCTTTACCTGGCGAAGACCCCGAAAGGCAGCTCTCGGGCAGAGGTTCTTCTGGGGCCGGATCGCTTCGCCGCGCTGGCCGCCCTCGGGCTGCCGCGCCGGGTGCCGACAGGCAAGCCATGGCTGGCGCGGGTGCTGAAGCAAGAGGGATTGTCAACTGCAGAAATCGCCCGCAGACTGCATGTGACGGACGTTACGGTGCGCAGCTATCTGGCCGATGACGGCCCGAAGAAATGGCACTACGATCCCCGTCAAAGTTCCCTGTTCCCGGACTGACCGCAAACCCTTGCGGGTGATATTGCCCCCCCGATGCATCGCATGCTGGCCCGGCAAGACCGGGTCGCGCCCGGTTCAATCCGGGGGATTTCCGACATGCAGACCAGCGCCAAGGGCAGGGCTGACCTGAAGCTGCACGAAGGCGAGGTGCTGAAAGCCTACCGCGACCCGGTCGGTGTCCTGACCATTGGTGTCGGCATCACCTCGGCCGCAGGGGTGGTCAAGGTGACCCCGGGCATGGTCATCACCCGCGAGGAATCGGACCGGCTGCTGGCCGAGGCGCTCGACCGCGCGTACGAACCCCGGGTCCGGCAGTCGATGGTTGCGCATCATGGCGGCAAGGTCGCCCTGCCGAAGCAGCACGAATTCGACGCGGCGGTGGGCTTCGATTACAACACTGGCGCCATCCACAAGGCGAGCTGGGTCAAGGCCTGGCGCGTGCAGGATTGGCCGGGGGTCGAAAAGCGCCTGAAGCTCTGGAAGAAGGGTGGCGGCAAGGTGCTGCCCGGCCTTGTCCGGCGCCGCCAGGCCGAGTTCGACCTGATGCGGTACGGCCGCTACGCGTCCGACGCCGCAGCCCTCCATTTCCCCGATTCACCCAAGGTCGCGCGCATCACCCTGCAGCTGTCGCCCGGTGAGCTGGAGGCGGTGCGCGACGGGCTCCGGAAGCTGGGCTTCGATCCCGGAGCGCGGCCCGGCCAGGTGGCCAAGGGCGCCGTTGTCGCCTTCCAGCTGAAGCACGACCTGACGGTCGACGGCATCCTCGGGCGTGCAACCCTTTCCACGCTGCAGCGGGCGCTCGATGCCCGCGCCAGGTCCACGCCCGCCGCGGGCGGTGTCGGGGTTTCCGTCGGCGCCGAGGCCGGTGGCGCAGACGAGCTTCTGAAGTCTGCGCCCTGGCTGGTCGATGCGGCGCTGATCCTTTGCGTTCTCTATGCCCTGTGGCTCGCCTGGCACTACCGCGACCAGCTGGCCGCCGCAGTCCAATCCTACCTGCCGCGCGTCGCGGCCTTCCTGAGGAGTTTCTGATGGCCCCCCTTGTCGCATTGGCCTTGCAGGCGGGCTTTCCCGTCGTCCGTTCAATCCTCAGCCGCAAGCTCGGCGACAAGGGGGGCGAGCTTGTCGCGGAGGTGTTGAGCGCGGTGGCCAGCCGTGCCGGGGTCAAGCCCGACGATCTGGAGGACCTGGCGGACAAAACGCCGGGGCGCGTCATCGACGCGATGCGCGAGGTCGAGGCGATGACGCCGGAGATGATCTCGCTGTACACCTCGGGGCTGGAGCATCAGTTCGCCCTTCTGCAGGCGGAGCAGGCCGAAGGCGGCTGGACCAGCGCCTGGCGGCCGGCGGGCATGTGGATGATCGGCTTCCTGTGGCTCTACAACGTCATCTTTCTGCACATTGCGAACGCGGTCTTCCGGATCGCCCTGCCGCCCATGCCTTTCGAGCAGCTGATGCAGCTCAGCGGGCTCTACATGGGCCTCTACATGGGCGGGCATACGATCAAGGATGTGGTGGCCAAGTGGGCGGGGTCCGGGAAGTGACACCGGAGGAAACCACCGTCCAGGTCCTGATTGTCTGGGCCCTTGCGCTGTCGACGCTGATCAACTTCGGGGCCCTCATCTGGAACATCTTCTCCGGCCCTTCGAAGAAGAACGGCGCGCGGCTCGACGCGATGGCCCAGACCCTGGCCGCGCTCGATCATCGCCTGTCCTCGGTCGAGCAGAGCCAGCGGGTGCTGCCGTCCAAGGATGACATGCACGAGCTCGAGCTCGCGATGGAGCGGCTGAAAGGCGAGATGAAGACCATGAGCCAGGTGATGGCCGGGCAGTCCGCCATCATGGAGCGCATGGAAGCCATCGTCGGCCGACACGAAGACCACCTGTTGAAGAAGTCCTGACCCATGACCTACGAGAACGACCAGGTTCGTCCCGATGCCCGCCTGATCATCCTGAAGGCGCTTGCCGCACAGACGGACGAGCGACTGCATTCCGGTTTCATCGCGGAGGAGCTTCTGCGCTTCGGGATCGACCGCCCGCGCGAGTGGATCCACGGCGAACTCGACTGGCTGGCCGAAATGGGGGCTGTCGCCCTGTTGAAGCCCGGTTCGGTCGTCGTTGCCACGCTGACCGAGAAGGGCGCCCGCCATCTTCGCCGCGCCATCGTCATCGAGGGTGTCAAGCGCCCCTCGCGCCCGGGAGAGTGAGCCATGGCCACCGGTCGCGGCCGGCTTTCATCCTTCGACCTTCTGCCCTCCGAGGCGGATGGCATCGTCGCATGGGCCGCGTCTGAGCTCGCAGATCGCGAGAAGACGCAGACCGATATCTACGCCGAGTTCGTGTCCCGCTGCCAGGCGCTGATGGCCGAGCACCGCGGCGAGCTGGAGTTCCGCATCCCGGCCTTCTCGAGCTTCAACCGCTATTCGATCCGGCAGGCGCGTCTTTCCCGCCGCCTCGACCAGACCCGCGAGATCGTGGCCGTCCTGGCCGAGAAGCACGATGCCAAGGCCTCCGACGACCTGACCATCATCGCGGGCGAGATGATCAAGTCGGTCGTCCTGCACATGCTGGGCGATGCGGCCGACGGGATCGCGCCAAAGGAACTGAAGAACCTGGCCGACGCATTCCGCGCCGCCCAGGCTGCGCAGAACCTGTCGTCGGTCCGGAAGACCCGCGAGAACGAGCAGCTGCAAGCGCGGCTGGGCGAGGCGGTCGATGCCGTCGCCAAGGCCAAAGGCCTGACGGCCGAGACGACCGAACAGATCAAGTTCGAGATCCTGGGGGTGACCATATGACGGAACCGAAGCACGAAGGCCTGCCGGTGGCGGGATACAAGGCACAGAGCGCCGAGGCCGTGGAACTGGTCAACGCCAACAAGGTAGTCGAGGAGATCATTCTGCGGAACCTCGACGACCTGGCTGAGATGCCCGGCGTCGACAAGCGCTGGCTGGCCATTGGCCGCACCCAGATCGAGCAGGGCTTCATGGCCGTGAACCGGTCGATCTTCAAGCCGGGCCGGGTGGTGCTTCCCGAGGACGTGCCGTGAGGCCCGGGACATGCTGACGATCCAGGTCAAGGTCAACGGCAGGGTCATCGCAATGGCGAGCGTGCGGAACATCAGCGACCTCGCCGACGCCAGTGACTACCTCGTCTGCTGGAACGAAACCGGGTGTGCCGAGACCGGCGTCGAGGACGACTACAACAAGTTCACCATCAAGGATCACCGCCGCCGGCAATCGGCCTGGGCGCTGGTCGCCAAGGTGGTCTGCGGAATCCTCGGACAAATGACAGGCCAGAAGGAGGGCATGGGGAAATGAACTACGGAAACGCGCTGGAGGCCCTCAAGAATGGTGGGCGCATCGCGCGCCAGGGCTGGAACGGCAAGGGCATGTTCCTGTTCCTGGTGAAGGGCAGCATCCGCGCTGAGCTATTGAATTTCGCCCCTGGCGAACAGCCGGCGCCGGACCATCCTTCGACGATGGACGGCATCTCGATCGGCCTGTTCGATTGTCACGGTGACGAGGACACGGTCACACGCCTGCCCTGCATCGCGATGAAAACCGCCTCCGGAGCACTGCTGCATGGCTGGCTCGCCTCGCAGACCGACATGCTGGCGAACGACTGGGTCGTGCTGTGAGCGCCTTTGGGTCCAAGCTCCGGAAGCTGGAAGGTGGCCAGGTCCTGTTTCGCTGCCCTGGCTGCAAGTCTTCGCATGCTGTCGGCGTCGAGGCCCCAGCCCCGCTGATCTGGGGGTTCAACGGCAACGGGGACGCCCCGACCTTCACCCCATCGATCTTCGTGAATGCGCCAGGGAAGTTTCATCATCCGGGCGTGCCGTCCTGCCACAGCTTCGTCACCGACGGGCGCATCCAGTTTCTGAACGACTGCAGCCATGAACTGGCCGGCCAGACTGTCGATCTGCCGGACTGGAAGTCATGACCGTCCCCCTGACCGAAAAGGCCTGGGCCGAGGCGCGCGCGGCCGCGATGGCCTCGATCCCGGCCGAGGTGCAGGCCAAGGGGCTGCCCGCCGTTCTGCTCCCATACCAGGCGCGGGCGGTGGGGCTCCTCGACAGCGTCTGCCCGGTCCTCTTCGTCGAGAAGTCGCGCCGGATCGGTCTGACCTGGGGGCTGGCGGCCTATGCCGTGCTCCGCGCCGGGCGGCAGAAGCCGGCGGGCGGAATGGACGTCATGTACATCTCCTACAGCCGCGAGATGACGCGGGAGTTCATCGACGCCTGCGCGATGTGGGCGCGCGCCTTCGACAGCGCCGCGGCGGCGGTCGAGGAGACGCTCTTCGACCAGGGCGAGGCCGACAAGGCGATCAACGCCTTCCGGATCAAGTTCGCGTCGGGATTCGAGATCATGGCCCTGTCCTCCGCCCCGCGCGGCCTGCGCGGCAAGCAGGGCGTGGTGATCATCGACGAAGCCGCCTTCGTCGACCAGCTGGCCGAGCTTCTGAAGGCCGCGCTCGCCTTCCTGATGTGGGGCGGCCAGGTCGTCGTCTGCTCGACGCACGACGGGGCCGAGAACCCGTTCAACCAGGCGATCCAGGACATCCTGTCGGGCCGGTCGAAGTACGCCCATCTGCGGATCGATTTCGACCAGGCGCTGCGCGAGGGCCTCTACCAGCGGATCGCGCTGGTCACCGGCAAGACATGGACGCCCGAGGCGGAGGCGAAGTGGCGGCAGGACATCATCGACTTCTACGGCGACGGGGCGGACGAGGAGTTGTTCTGCGTCCCGAGCCTGTCGTCGGGTGCCTGGCTGCCCGCGCCGCTGATCGAGGCGCGGATGACGGTCAAGCGGAAGGTCCTGCGGCTGGAATTGCCCGCCGACTACCTGTACCGCCACCGGCTGGACCAGCAGGCGCTTCTGGCCGAGTTCCTCGCCGACCTGAAGGAGCAGATCGCCGCACTTCCCCGCGACGTGAAGTACGCCTTTGGCTTCGACTTCGGCCGCGTGTCCGACCTTTCGACGGTGTCTTTGCTGGCCATTGAAACGGCCCTTAAACGGTCCGAGGCGCTGTCGATCGAGATGCGCAACGTGCCGGGCGACGAGCAGAAGATGATCGTGGGTCTGGTCCTGGACGCGGTGCGCGACCTGCTGATCGGCGCGGGGTTCGACGCGACCGGCATGGGCTGGACCGTGGCCGAGGACATGGGCCGCCGCTTCGGCCTGCGCGAGGATCACGAACAGGGCGCGGGCCTGGTCTTGGCCGTGAAGTTCACCGAGGAATGGTACCGCCTGCACATGCCGCCCCTGAAGGCGGCCTTCGAGGATGACGCCCTGGCGCTGATCGCCGACGAGCTGCACCTTTCCGACCTGCGGATGGTCAAGCTCGTGCGGGGTATTGCCCGCGTCCCGCCGCTCCGCGAGGGCGAGACGGGGAAGAAGCGCCACGGCGACTATGCGATTGCGCTGGCTCTCGCGCACTGGGCCAGCCGGATGCGCTGGTCCGAGTACTCCTACCGCGGCGCGGTGTCCTCAGGGGGCGGCGGCGGAATGCGACCCGACCAGGACGACGAAGCCCGCCGCTGGCGGCAGCCGCTTGGGGCAAGGCTCAGGGGAGGTGTGTCCTGATGGCGAAGTTTCTGGGCTTCTGGCGCACCCGCTTTGCCTGGTTCCCCAAGCGCATGGATGACGGCCGCCTGGTCTGGCTGCGGGAATTCGAGGAGCGGGAGATCACGCTCGCGAGTGACTACCTCGGAGGCGCGCCCGTTCTGGTGAAGATGCGCCGCCTTCCGCCCGAAAGGATGATTCCATGAAAACCGCCCAGCTCCTCGATCACCGCGGCCAGCCCGTGCGCAAGGCCGAGCTGAAGACCGAGGTGTCCCGCGCCACCATCGGCGGGGTGCGCTCGCCCGTCACCGGTTACCCGGCCGACGGGCTCAACCCGAACCGCCTGGCGACGATCCTGCGCGAGGCGGATGCAGGAGATGCGATCCGTTACCTCGAGCTCGCCGAGACGATCGAGGAGCGGGACGCGCATTACCTGGGCGTGCTGGGCACCCGGCGCCGGTCGGTCAGCCAGATGCAGATCACGGTCGAGGCCTGCGACGACACGCCCGAGGCGGAGCGCCACGCCCAGATGGTACGCGACTGGCTGAAGCGCGACGAGCTGACCGAGGAGATCTTCGACATCCTCGACTGCATCGGCAAGGGCTACAGCATGACCGAGATCCTCTGGGACACCTCGGAAGGGCAGTGGATGCCCCTGCGCCTGGAATACCGGGACCCGCGCTGGTTCCGGTTTGACCGCCACGACCTGGCCACGCCGCTGATGCTCGACCAGGGCGGGCAGGAACTGCCACTGCCCGCCTTCAAGTTCGTCTTCGCGGCGATCCGGGCGAAGTCCGGGATCACGCTGCGGTCGGGCTTGGCACGGGTGGCTGCCTGGGGATGGATGTTCAAGGCCTACACGCAGCGCGACTGGGCGATCTTCACCCAGACCTATGGCCAGCCTCTGCGACTGGGCAAGTTCGGGGCCGGGGCGAGCGAGGCCGACAAGGACACCCTCTTCATGGCGGTGTCGAACATTGCCGGCGACTGCGCCGCGATCATCCCGGAATCGATGGAGATCGAGTTCATCGAGACCAAGAACGTCGGCTCGTCCTCGGATCTCTACGAGAAGCGGGCCAACTGGCTCGACCAGCAGATCTCGAAGGCGGTCCTTGGCCAGACCGCGACGACGGATGCAGTCACCGGCGGCCTCGGGTCCGGCAAGGAACACCGCGAGGTGCAGAAGTCGATCCAGACGGCCGATGCCCGTGCCCTGGCGGCGATCCTGAACCGGGATCTGATCCGGCCCTGGATGCAGCTGAACTTCGGCCCGCTGAAGGCCTATCCGCGTCTGAAGATCGAGGAGCCGGAGAAGGAAGACCTGGCGAGCTTCTCGACGGCGATCGGCGCCCTGATCGATCGCGGGCTCGAAGTGGAGCAGGGCGAGATCCGGGACAAGTTCGGCCTTTCCGACCCCAAGCCGGACGCGAAACTGATGCGTCCCGCCGGGTCCGGCGCGCCCGGGACCGTTGCCCCGGGGCAGGATCGCGAAATTAAAAACGAACGCGGCGTTTTTAAAAGGGGTCTCGATCCTTCGGGTACCGAGACCGCCCTGAACGCGGAAGGGGCCTCCACGGCCGAAAAAACGGGGGGTACGGAAATCGACCCTCTGGTCGACCGGCTCGCGGTGGAAGCCGCGCCGGCGATGGCGGCGATGCTGGCCCGGATCGAGGCGATGATGGAGGCGGCCGGCAGCCTCGAGGAACTGCGCGAGATGCTGCTCGCCGCCTATCCCGACATCGATGTCGCGGATCTGGCCGGCGTTCTCGCCGAGGCGATGATGGCGGGCCACGCGGGCGGCCGTGCAGCGCTGGTGCGCGACAGTGGCGAATGACCTGACAGCCACCTTCGGCAAGCCCTTCGCCGAGGCCGTCGCGGCCTTCCGGTTGCGGCTGGGGAACCTGGTACCGACAGCCCGCTGGGATGACCTCTGGCAGTCGCAGCACGACCGCGCCTTCATGGTGGCCGGCGCGACCAAGGCGGACCTGATTGCAGATCTTGCC